CCGCGCCGCGCATCGCGTCAAGCTCCTCGTCGGCCACGACGCCCAGGCGCTCCCGATCGGGCGGGCAACCCTCCTCCGCGAGGATGAGCGCGGCCTCTACGGCGAGTTCCGAGTGAGCAAGGGACAGCGCGGAGACGATATCCTCGAGCTCGTCCGCGACGGCGCCCTCTCCGAGATGTCCGTCGGGTTTCAGCCCCTCAAGGACAAGCGCCGCTCCGACGGCGTCATCGAGCGTCTCGCCGCGCACCTTGCCGAGGTTTCCCTCGTCACGTTCGGCGCCTACGGACAGGCCGCCTCCGTCGTCGGTGTCCGCGAAGAGTCCGCCACCCCTAACCTCGACGCCGTCCAGGACCTCCTCCGGGACATCCGCCGATGATCGGGCAACAGCACACCGTCGGCACTACCCCGACCCTCATCATCGACTCCGACTCAACGAACCGGACCATCGTCCTCCACGCCATCGGGAACGGCGTCGTCTACCTCGGCGGCGCGACCGTCGCCGCCGGCACCGGGTTCTATCTCGACAAGGCCGCCGGCGCCGTCGTGCTCCAGATCCCACCCGGCGAGAAGCTCTACGGGATCGTCACCACCGGGACCGACGTGATCTCCACCCTCCTCCCGGACGCCTAATGCCCTGGCACCTCGAGGACGACCACCCCGGATGTGACGGCGTCGCCGTCGTAAAGGACGAAGGGTCCGAACTCGTCGGATGCCACCGCACCCGCACCCAGGCCCTCGCCCAACTCGCCGCCCTCAACATTGCCGAACCCCAAGAGGACCGCGCCGAAGGGTACGCCCCGTCCGACGGGATGGTCGAAGAGGCCGAACGTGGCCTGGCATGGCGCGACGAATACGGTCGCGGCGGGACCGAAATCGGCGTCGCCCGCGCCCGCGACATCGCGAACCGGCGCAACCTGTCCCTCGACACCGTCAACCGGATGGTCTCCTACTTCGCCCGCCACGAAGTCGACAAGGAAGGCCAGGGCTGGAGCCCCGGCGAGGACGGCTACCCGAGCGCCGGCCGTATCGCCTGGGCACTCTGGGGAGGCGACGCCGGCCGCACCTGGGCGGAGGCGATCGCGAACCAGAACCGAGAAGAGGTCACGACCCCGAACCTCACCCTCGCCCGCGAACTCCTCGCCGACCTTCATCGGTTGCGCTAGACTGACAGTCAGTCGGCACCCCACCGGCACCGGGTCGAGCACCCCGCACTAGCGGCACCCTCCCTGGTCGCGAGAGTGGCACCCCGTAGCCCACACCGACCACGACTACGGGAGAAACCCAACGTGAACACATTCCTCAACAACCTCCACGAGACCCGCTCCGCCAAGACCGGCCTCATCGACGCCACCCTCAATCGCGCCGCCGACGAGAACCGCGACATCACCGAGATCGAGCTCGCAAACATCCAGGCACTCAAGCTCGAGATCGAGAAGCTCGACGAGCGCATCGAGCAGATCACCGACCTCGAGGTCCGCAAGGCGAAGGCCGCCGAGCTGGCCGCGTCCGTGACCGGCGAGACCGAGACCCGCTCCGCCGCCCCGATCCGCGTCACCTACGAGGAGCCGACCTACCACGAGCGCGGCGCTAACTCGTTCATGCAGGACGCCATCGCCGCCGAGTTCGGCGGGTCCTACGAAGCCCGCGAGCGCATCCAGCGCTACCAGAACGAGGTCCGCCTCGAGAAGCGCGACAGCGGCTCGAGCAACTTCGCCGGCCTGGTCGTGCCCCAGTACCTCGTGAACCAGTTCGCACCGCTCCGCCGTGCGGGTCGCCCGTTCCTCGACATCTCGAACCGGCAGACGCTCCCCGCGTCCGGCATGACCGTAAACATCGGTCGCCTCACGACCGGCATCACGAGCTACGTCCAGGCGAGCGAGAACACCGCACCGACCGAGTCCAGCCCGGACGACACGCTCCTCACCGTCAACGTGAACACCGTCGCCTCGATGTGGGACCTGTCGAAGCAGGCCGCGCTCCGCGGTGTCGGCGTCGAGGACCAGCTCCTCGGCGACGCGATCCGCTCGTACCACACGAAGCTCGACGGCCTCGCGATCAACGGCTCCGGCTCATCCGGTGAGGCCCGCGGCGTCCTCAACACTTCGGGCATCAACGCCACGACCTACACGGACGCCTCGCCCACATGGGCCGAGTTCTTCCCGAAGCTCGTCGCCGCCGTCCAGGACGTGAACAGCAACTTCTACTCGAGGCCGACCCACATCGTCGCGCACCCGAGCCTCGTCGGTTGCTGGCTCCGCGCCCTCGACACCACGAACCGCCCCATCTTCGGACCCACCTCCGGGAACCCGATGAACGCGGCCGCCGTGTACGACACCCCCGACTACCTCGGTGGCGGACTCCAGATCCTCGGCCTCCCGGTCGTCCAGGACGCGAACGTCCCGACGAACCTCGGCACCGGCACGAACGAGACCGCCGTCATCATCGGCGATTTCCGCGAGTCCTACATCTGGGAAGAGAACGGCGGCGACCCCCTCTACGTCCGGTTCGAGCAACCCGATGGGAACATCGCCATCCGGACGGTCCTCTTCGGCTTCTCCGCCTACACGGCTGGTAAGTACCCGACGGCGTTCAGCGCCATCACCGGGACCGGCCTCATCACCTCCACCTGGGCCTAGCCACCACGGACAGCCGGGGCGACGCACAGCGCCCCGGCTAGCCGGCGCACAGCATGGACCGCGACCGCATCATCGCCGCACTCGAGCAGGAACTCGCCGCCTACCTCCGGCGGGGCCTTGCCGACCGTGCCGACCAGGTCCGCGAAGAGCTACGCCGGCTCGGTGGCTCGGTGCCCACGATCGCCGAGACTGTGCCCACCGAGTCGGCTAGCACCCCCGAGGAGCCCACCAGACGCGCCAGGAAGCCCCAGGAGCGCGTCCGAGACGCCGAAGGTATCAACACACCCCAACCCGCCAAGAAGCCCGCGAGGAGGCCGAAATGACCGTCACGAACGGGTACATCACCCTCGCGAACCTCAAGACCTACCTCAAGATCGACGACTCCGTCGACGACGTGCTCCTCGAGAAGATCATCGAGTCCGCCTCCCGGAGCATTGACCGAATCGCGAACCGCCGTTTCTACCTCGACTCGACCGCGACGGCCCGCACCTACCGCCCGATCGGGAACCTCCGCGTCCAGGTCGACGACTTCGGCACCACGACCGGCCTCGTCGTCAAGACCGACCCCGGCTCCACCGGTGTCTACGCGACGACCTTCACCCTGAACCAGGACTACATCGTCGAACCGACGAACGCCCTCGCCCTCGGCCGCCCGTTCACCACGATCACGATCGTTGGCCCGACCGCGTTCTCCCTCCCGGTGAACTACTGGCCCCAAGTCGAAGTGACCGCCAAGTGGGGATGGCCGACCGTCCCCGACGACGTCACCGAGGCGACGTACATCCTGTCCGCCGACCTCTACAAGAGGCGCGACTCGGTCGGCGGAGTGCTCGGCCTGTCCGAACTAGGCGCGATCCGCATGAGCCCCCTCGGCCGGGACATCGCCGCAATGGTCCGCGCCTACCGGCGCGAGTTCTTCGCATGACCCCGAACGGCGTCCGCGCCGGTCTCGGCACCGCCCTCGACACGATCACCGGGCTCCGCGTGTTCGACTATGTCCCCGACTCTCTGTCCCCGCCGGCGGCCGTTGTCGAACCTCTCGAGGTTGACTACGACGAGGCAATGAGGCGCGGCCTCGACTTCTACCGCGCCTTCATTCTCATCATCGTCGGGAGGATGTCCGACCGGTCCAGCCAGGACCGCCTCGACGCCTACGTCGCCGGCTCCGGTGCGAGCTCAGTCAAGGCCGCACTCGAAGCGAACCGGACCCTCGGCGGCGCCTGTTCGACTCTCCAGGTCACCTCGGCACGTCCCCGCGAGGTAGTAGTCTCTGGGGTGAACATGATCGCCTACCGCTTCGAGGTTTCCATCTATGGCTAACTACAAGGTCCTCGTCGAGAACTCGACACTCGGTCCCGTCGGGTCCGTGGTGACCGAGGCCGACATCATCGCCGCGCCCGCCGACGTCGAGCTCCTCGTCGCCGCCGGGATCGTCGAGTCCACCACCACCAGCAAGAAAGACAAGGAGTAGGGCTATGGCCGTATTCGTTCTCACCGACGCGAGCGTCACCATCAACACGGTCGACCTCTCGTCCTACGTCACGAATGTGACATTCACCTACGAGAAGGACCAGGTCGAGACGACCGCGATGGGCGCCACCGGCCACGTCTACACCGGCGGACTCCAGAACCTCTCGGTCGCCGTCGAAATGAACCAGGACCTCGCCGTCGGGAAAGTGTTCGACACGATCTACTCGGCGGTCGGTTCCGGCTCGAACACGCTCGTCGTGAAGAGCCTCTCGACTGGTTCCCCGAACCCGACCCTCACGGTCTCGAACGCCTTCCTCCCGTCCGCCCCGATCGTCCAGGGCGCCGTCGGAGATCTCGCCAAGACGAGCGTGACGTTCGTCGGTGGAACGGTCGTCAAGAGCTAGTCATGCCGATCGACGTCACCGTCCAGCACAGGGACGGGCAGACAGTCACCGCGACAGTCTGGCCGTCGACCGAGGTCGAGTTCGAGGACCACTTCGAGATCGTCTGGTCCGAAGCGTTCGCCCGCGACCACGTCCCCCAGAAATACCTCTACTTCGTCGCCTACCACGCCGAGAAAGACGCCGGCAAGACCGGCCTCGACTTCCCGGAATGGCTCCGCACCGTCGCCTCCGTCGCTATCGCCGGCGAACCCGCGGACCCTTCCCCCCCGGTAGCACCACCTGGCTCATAGGTGCTCTCGCCGTAAGGACCGGGATCTCGCCGCTAGAACTACTCAAGACCCCGCCCCGCATCCTCGCCGTCATGGTCGAGCAAGTGTGGCCTCGGGCAGACATCAAGACAGGAGCGGACGCATGGCAGGGACTCGCCTCGACCGACTTCGGGTGAGCTATGGCGCTCAATAAGTACCAAAAGGCCGCCCAGGCTCGCTACCTCGAGAACGTCGTCGGCGGAGCCCCGATCCGTGCCGACGTTGTCGGCCTCCGCGAAGTCCAGCGCGACCTCCGGAAACTCGGCGACGACACCAAGACCGAGATGAAGGACACCCACAAGGCGGCCGCCGAGGTCGTCGTCCTCGGCGCGAAGCGTCTCGTCCCGTACCGCACCGGCGCCCTCGCCAACTCGATCCGTGCCCTCGCCTCCAACACTTCCGGGCGGGTCCGTGCCGGCTCCGCCTCCGTGCCCTACGCCGGCCCGATCCACTTCGGATGGCCGGCCCGCCGTATCGCCCCCCAGCCTTTCATCTATGACGCAATGGACCAGCGGGTCGACGAGATCCGCGGCCTCTACGACCAGCGCATAAACGAGCTCATCGAGAAGTACGACCTCTCCTCCGGGCAACCGGTGAAACAGGCGCGAGCCGCTCGAGCCGCCGCCGGGAAGCGTGACACCGGCAGACAACCCGACGCCCTCCTCAAGGACGCCGCAGGGCGCATCATCGGCGGGGTCTACGACACCGACGTCGTCTACTTCTAGAATGGTCTTATGGCTCGCGGAATCTCTGTTGTAATCTCCGGGTCCGCGGCCCCGCTCCGCAAGGCGATCCGGGAGGCGACCGACAGCCTCGGCCGGATGAGCACCGGCGCAACGCTCGCGTTCGGTGCCGCCGCCACCGCGACAACCCTCTTCGCGAAGCAAGCGATCCAGGCCGCCGCCGACGACCAGAAACAGCAGGCGCTCCTCGCCCGCCAGCTCCAGGTCTCGACCGGCGCCACCCGCGCCCAGGTCGCCGCCGTCGAGGACTACATCGACGCGACCCAACGCTCCGTGGCGGTGTCGGACACCGAACTCCGCGCCGCGTACCAGTCCCTCGCCGTCTCCACGAAAGACCTCGCCACCTCCCAGGACCTCCTGAACGTCTCTATCGACGTGGCCGCGGCAACCGGGAAGTCCACCGCCACGGTCGCCGAAGCACTCGCGAAAGGGTACGCAGGCAACACTCGCGGCCTCGCCACCCTGTCCCCCGAGGTGAAGAAAGCGATCCAGGACGGCGCCACCTTCGCCGACGTCCTTGACATCCTCCGACAAAACTTCGCCGGCGCCGGCGCCGAAGCATCTCAGACGATGGCGGGCCAGCTTGCGATCCTGGGGAACACGGTCGACGAGGCGAAGGAGTCCATCGGGGCGGCCCTCTTGCCCGCTCTCCAGGCTCTCATCCCGAACCTTGTCAACCTGGCGAACTTCGCCGGCCGTAATGCCGCCCTCCTCGGCGGTCTCGCGGTCGCGCTCGGTGTGTTCACTGGTGGCATCCTCGCGGCGCGAGGAGCACTCGCCGCATGGCGCACTATCGCCGTGGCAACCCAGGCCGCGAACCTCGCCCTCGGGCTTTCGTTCTCCGCCGTCCAGATCGCGACCGGGATCGGCATTGTCACCGCGCTCGCCGCTATCCCGGTGTACCTCAAGATGAAGGACACCTTCGACAAGCTCAAGACCTCGACCGGGCAATACAGCGGGGCCCTCGGAAGCGTCATCACCTCCCAGAAACAGCTCAACGATCTAATGGGTCCCGTCCCGTCCCGTGACCTCGCCGAGTTCCAGAAGCACTACTCCGGGATAGCCGACGTCGCCCCGAAGGCCGCCGCCGGTGTCGACAAGGCGGCGAAAGCGTTCCAGACGATGAAGGACCGCCTCACCTCCGCGAAGCAGGCGCTCCGCCAGTACGTCGACGGCATCCGCGACACGATCGCCGGCTCAGTGAGCCTGTCGAGCGCCCTCTCCGACGCCGACTCCCAGCAGGCGGACGCGACCCGCGCCCTCACCGACGCCCTCGAGGACCGCCGCAAGGCTTACGAGGAGCTCAACCAGGCTCGCCAGACGAACGATGTCAACGCCTACAATCAGGCGCTCGGCCGGGTCGCCGCCGCCGAGACCGCGGTCTCCGATGCCCAAGCGAAGAAACCGAAGAGCTACGGCGAGATCTTCCGGGAGCAAGTCACCGCCGCGAAGGAGTTCTCCGGCAACCTGAAGAAGCTCATCGCCGCCGGCCTCGGCAAGGCGGGCCTTGCCCAGATCCTCGAGCTCGGACCGGTCGCCGGTAACGCCGTCGCGAAGGACCTCCTCGCCGGCACCGGTGGCCTGACCGTCGAGGGTCTCAACGCCGACCTCGCATCCGTCATGGCCGAAGCGGGCACCGTCGGTCTCGCCCTCCCCGGCGTCGCCGCCGCCCTCGGCGCCACCGCCACACGAGGCACGAACAACACCTATCAGATCACCGTCCAGGCCGGCGTCGGCGACAAGGTCGAGATAGGTAAGCAGGTCGTCGCCGTCCTCCAGGCCTACGAGAAGCGTCTCGGCGGCGTCCCGATCAAGGTCCAATAGTGGCCAAGCCCACGGTCCGTGTCCGTGTCGCGTTCGGTGACGGCCCCTACGTCGACCCGCCGACCTACACCGACGTCACCGCCTACGTCCGGTCGGTGAACACTTCCCGCGGCCGGACCGACGACTGGCAGAACTTCGACTCCGGGAACGCGACCGTAGTGTTCGACAACCGGGACCGCCGCTTCGACCCGACCCACGCCTCCGGTCCTTACTACGGGAACCTTCTCCCACGCCGGCAGATCCGCATCGACGCAACCGTTGACTCGGTCACCTACTACAACATCTTCCGAGGGTTCATCGACGGATGGCCGGTGAACCTCACCGACGCCGGCTACGACTCGACCGTTACCGTGAATTGTTACGACGCGCTCGGGCTCCTGTCCCAAGACAAGTGCCCGGACAACTGGTCGGACAACTACATCCAGACTCTCACCCCGACGCACTACTGGAAACTCGACGACACGATCAACCCGGCGAACATTCCGACCACGGCCGGGACAGTCACGAACCTCCAGCTCAAGGACTACGGGTCGGCGGCCACGAACCTGTACGCCGAACTCCCGTCCACCCCGACCGCAAACTCGGACTCCCTCGCCCGTGGCATCCCGGCGCGGACCGTCATCTGGCCGAACCAGGCTCGCTACATCACAACCGCCAGCACAACCGACTACACCTCCGGCGCCGGTTGTTTCTGGTTCGTCGCGCCCGACGCCGACATGACGTTCTACCACGAAGGAAACACCGGGAACCGGTTCCTCTCGTTCTCGTACTCCAGGACGAGCAACGTCCTGAGCGGAATGTTCAAGCAAGGGACAGGCACCGGCACCCTCACCGGGAGGTTCTTCACGATCGAGGCACGACTCACCGCCGGCACCTCGCACCACATCGCGTTCTCGTGGACCGGGACAAACTACACCGACTTCGCCCTCACCCTTCTCATCGACGGCGTCCTCGTCTCCCCGACGTTCTCGAACGTGGGCGGCCAGAACCAGGGCGCGAACCTGTTCCAGATCTACGGCGCCCAGCAACAGATCGTGACCTGGTCCGGCACGACCCGCACCGAGGCCCAACTCCGAACGATTTTCCAGCTCGGGAACAACGTCCTCACCGAGACAACCTCCGCCCGGTTCGACCGCATCCGCGCCACAACCCCATTCTCCGGCGCCCTATGCGACACCCCGGTCTCCCCCGCCGGGACCGTCGCCGACCTCACCCCCGGCGGCGCCTTCGTCAAGGCCGAACTCCAACTCACCGCCGACTCCGAAGGCGGCGAGCTCTACGTCAACAAGTCCGGCCGGCTCGTTATGACCAGCCGAACCTATTTCCAGGAAGGGAACAGCCTCACCAACCAGGCCACGTTCGGTGCCGGCGGGATACCGATCGGGACCGAGATGTCTTACTACTGGTCGGCGGACAACATTCGGAACACTCTCGAGATCGGCTGGGCGGGGGACGCAACGTACCGGGTGGAGGACTCGGACTCGGTGACCGCTTACGGCGTCTGCCAGGACTCCTACGACACGAGCCTCTCCACCCTGGCGGACGTGACCGACCTCGGGTCCTACCTTGTCGGCTACGGGAAACTCCCGCGGCTCATCATGTCCGCCGTCGAGCTCGGGCAAGCGTTGAGCACCGCCGAATGGGCGACCGTCCTCGGCCTCGAGCTCCTGGATCGGATCACGGTCGTCGTCCCGGAACCGGTCGGAACGAACCTCACCCAGAAACAACTTGTCCAACAGATCGAGCACGAGATCACGCCGGGAGACTGGCGGACCCGCATCCTCGGCTCGTCCCGTTGGTCGTCGTATTTCATCCTCGACGAGTCCCTCCTCGATGGGACGGACCTCCTCGCCTAGACTCGGAGCGACCCTATGCCTACACCGCCAGACTTCACCGCCGGCACCGCTCTCGCGGCCGCGTCCCTCAACAAGATCGGCCTCTGGGAAGTAGGCTCCATCACCTTTACAGGTCAGACCGGCGCCAACTTGGACTCCGTATTTACGACAGACTTCCGGAATTACCTAATAGTCGCAGACTTGACAAGCTCCGCGGCCGAGACTGTCGTCTATCAACTTCGCGCCGGCGGAGTCACGAACACGGGCCTCAATGTCCAATCCGTCCAACAGTATTTTACATGGGGCACGGGAGCCGCGTTCTACAACCAACTCACGAACCAAAACTATTCATACTTCGCGTACACGAACACCAACGGCGCCGGCGTGACGATGAACCTGTACGGCCCACAGCTTGCGAAATACACCTACGCAACGACAAACGGCTCCGCCATCACCTTTCCGGCGAACACCGTCGCTAAGCACGAAGTGAACACACAGTACGACGGTATCCGCATCGCATCTTTCGGGACAGCAACAATAACGGGAAAGGTCATGGTGTATGGATACGGAAACTGAGCGCACCGAAACTTTCTACGATGCCCGCACGGGTGAGACCGTGACCCGCGAGCTCACGTCCGAAGAAATGGCCGCGCTTCCCGGTCCTGACGCCCCGGCCGAAATGCCCGAGCCCGAGTGATACGTCGACTCCTGCCCCTGGTAGGAGTCCTCCTCGCGATCACGAGCACAGCGGCCCGCGCCGAGACTCCCGGCCTCATCGCCATCGGCTACTCAACCGACCTCGCCGCCATCTGTTACGAGGGAACCTTTACGAACCTCGCCCGCAACTACGGCCAGGGCCCCCTCGAAACCTGCCCCGGAGACCGCGTCACGTTCACCCTCACCGGCTCCGTCTGGTCCCCGAACCCCGAGACCGTCTGGTTCGCCGGCTCCGACGACGGGCTCCGCATCTGGCTAGACGGCGACCTCGTCATCGACGACTGGTATCCGCGCTCCTGTTCCGGGCGCACGTTCACGCCGGCGCTCCCTACCGGCTGGCACGACATCCGGATCGAGTTCTTCGAGGACGGCGGCGACGCCTGTCTCTACGTCGGCCAGCTCCGCGGGAACATCTGGACATGGCTCGGAGAGGCGGACCTGGCAACCTCGGCGCCGGCACTACCGACAACCGAACCCGCCACAACGTCCACCGAATGGAGCACCACGTCCACAACCCCGCCAACGTCGACAGAACCGCCACAAACCAGCGTCGCCCCATCGTCGACCTATCTCGACAGCACGACGACGACGAACACGATCCAGACCGTCCAGACAACGACGACCGGGGTCCAGTCCACGACGACCTACCAGCCGGTCCCGAGCAGTAGCGCCCCGATTGACACCGCACCGAGCCCGACGAGCATCCAGCAACCGGAGACGACGTCGACCCTGTCGAGCACGACGAGCCTTGCGACGGTCCCGATCCCGAGCACCATTCCCAACGTGACTACCACGACATACACGCCGGCTACCGTACCCGAGGACCTCACCCCGGCCGAGGCATACCAGACCGTCCTCGACTCTCTCGAGGAGCTCACCGCGGACACCGCCGGCGAAGTGTTCGCCGCCCTCGACGTCGAGAGCCTCACGACCGCCCAGGGTGACGCCCTCACCGCCGCCGTCCAGGACGCCCCGATAGAGATCCGGGAACTCTTCGAGGAGAACGTCAACATCTTCGCCGGTGTCACCGACAACTACGTCCCGCTCGGCTCCACCGTCCCGGTCCGTACCCGCCGGGTCATTATCATTACGACCGGGTTACTCGTGGCAATGCCCGCACCATCCACGAGGAGACCCCGATGAGGTTCATAAACGAGAACATCTGGACATGGGCCGGCACCGGCCTCGCCCTCATCACCCTCTCCGGCCCGACCCAGTCCCGCGCCCTACTCATCACCGGCGCCGCATTTCTCCTACAATGTGCCCTGGCGATCGTCCTAAAGAAAGACCCCCCGGAATGAGCCTCTCCATCATCAAGGACGTCCTCGGACGCATGATCGCCCTCTTCATCACCTCCGCCGCCGGCGTCGTCACCGGTGCCGCCGTGTTCGCCCCCGACGTCTCCGTCGCCACGTCATGCCTCCTCGCCGGCTCCGCCGCCGTCGTCCAGGTCCTCCAGAAGCTCGCCGCCGCCTCCATCGACGGGAACCTCACGAAGGACGAAATCGACGCCGCGTTCGGCATCAAGGCCGAAACCCGCGCCGCCCACGAGGACCGCAAAGTCCAGCAATGAGCAACACGAAACGGCCCTACACCGGGTTCGACAAGGTCGGCACCGCCACCCACCCCGCCGCAAAGAAACTCGCCGACCTCCTCGGCAAGCGGTACGGGATGAACTACATGGGCGGACTCGTCGTCCGCGTCATGCGCTCCGCACCGGCCGCGATCCAGAAACTCGCCCCGACCGACCCGAAGGCCGCCCCCTACATGAGCGTCCACGCCACCGGCCGCGCCGTCGACGTCGGTCTGAACGACGCCGGCAAGCTCGCCGAAATCGCCGACTTCCTCGTCGCGAACGCCACCGAGCTCTACCTCGAGGAAGTCCACAACTACTCCTGGAAGGCTCCCGGCGCGAAGAAAGCATGGGGCCGCGGCTACCGATGCTCCCGCGCCGACAAGAACGCCGGCTGGGTCGTTTGGGACGCCAAGAACAACGGCGGCACCCCCGGCGGCCTCTGGCTCCATTTCGAGGTAGCCCCCGGCGCCGACCCCGCCAAGCTGGAGGCCGCCTTCCGCGCCACCAAATAGATCTGGACCCTCGCAACGCTTCGACACGGTACGAGCGGTCCGGACCCGGTCTCCTCTCCGGGTCCGCGAGCCCGCCGGCATAGGCCCCCACGCCGCCGGCGGGCTCGCCCCTTTCTAGGGTGCTTGACAACTTCGCCACACGGTCCTTATAGTGAGAGAGCCGAGTCGAAGTCGGCACCTAACAGAGGAGAAAACAATGAAGAAGATCGGAACCCGCACCTATCGCGGCGTGACCTTGACCCCGGTCATCGGTGGATGGATCTACAAGCAGATTCGCATCACCGGCGACCTGGCCAGCGTCTACCACCCTTTCACGACGAGCCTCGAGGCGGCACGTCATTCGATCATGGTCGACATCACGAGCGGCCGCTACCAGGTGCTCGACGGCGACCTCATCAACCGCTAAGCGGCCGCCATGAAGCGCAAGGAATACGCCACCGCCCACAAGGAACTCGTCGACGTGAACGCCATCCTCCGGCGCTCGATCGACGAACTCGAGCACCGCATCGCCCGCCTCGAGCGCGGCATGGAGCACCTCGCCGACAAGGTCTCGGCCTGCATCACCGCCGTCGCCAACGCCGGCACCGACACGCCCCAACCCGAAGCGGCTCCCGCCAAGAAGGCGAAGAACCTCGAGAAGAACGGGAAGCCCTACACCGACGACGAGATCGCGCTCGCGGTCCTTATGAACGAGCAAGGCGCCACCCATGCCCAGGTGGCGGCGGTCCTTCACCGGACGCCCCACGCCGTCCAGACGCTCCTCTCCCGGCACCGCCGAGGCGAGACCGGAGGCGCCAAGTGACCACGCATCGCAACGCCGGCCTCGGGTTCGGCGACACCCCTAAAAGCCTCTTCGACGTCTACGGACGCCCCGACCCGACCACGATCTCCCGGCTCGAGAAGGCCGGCGGGGTCGTCCTTCATTACGTCGGCCACGCCGAAATCACCCGCATCCTCCTCGAGGTCGATCCCGCTTGGACGTGGGAACCCCTCGAGGTTGTCAACGGTCGCCCCGCGATCCACGTCCACAAGGGACACATTCCGCGCCGAGACCGTGAACCTCTCGAGGTTGACATGGCGACCATGTGGGGCCGCCTCACCCTCGAAGGAGTCACCCGGATCGCCGTCGGCTCCGTCGAGGCCCACAAACCCGACCTGGACAAGGAGCTTGTCTCGGACTTCCTCCGTAATGCCGCGATGAGGTTCGGGATCGCCCTCTCGCTCTGGATGAAGGACGACCCCGCCCAAGTAGTCCAGCATCCCGCCAGCGAGGCCAGGAAGCCCCAGGAGCCCCGAACAGGCGCCACGGGCACCGAGGGACCGAAGATGGCCTCCGACGCCGCTAAACGCTTCCTGAGGACCGTCGCGAAGGCGAAAGGGTACGACCTCCCCGACCTCGGCTCCATGACCGCACGGGACGCCTACGACCTCACCGAGAAACTCAAGGCCCTCCCCGACGCCGGCACCGACCAAGAGGAGCCCTTCTAGTGCGCCTCTCCCAGAACACCCGCCTCGTGATCGTGGTCGCCTGTTTCGCCGGCCTCATCTGGCTCTCCGAGTACGAGGTCACGAACCGAGCCGAGTTCGCCGTCGGTGTCCTCACCGGTCTCGTGGCGACCGTCCTCACCCTCACCGTCGTCTCGATCCTGGACATCTAATGCTCGAGAAAGACTTCGCAACCCAGACCGAGCACCTCCTCAACCTGTTCGGCTGGCGCTGGTGCCATTTCGAGCCCGCCGTCCGCCAGTCCGGCGGCTGGGCCACCCCACTCCGAGGCCAGAAAGGGCTCCCCGACTACGTCGCGGTCCGCAACGGTCTTCTCCTGTTCGCCGAAATCAAGGGCGACCGGGGCCGTCTCACCCCCGATCAGGCCGAATGGCTCGACGACCTCCGCCAAGTCGACACGGTCCGCGCCGAACTCTGGTATCCCGAAGACCTCCACGAGATCAAGGACATCCTCCGATGAAAGTCCTTTCGCTCTTCTCCGGGGTCGGAGGCTTCGACCTCGGACTCGAACGCGCCGGCATGGAAACAGTCGCCCTATGCGAATGGGACAAGAAAGCCGCCCACGTCCTCCGCCGCCATTGGCCCGACATCCCCATCTACGGCGACGTCTCCGACCTCACCGGCGCCCAACTCATCGCCGACGGCGTCCACCCCGACCTCGTCGCCTTCGGATCACCATGCCAAGACCTCTCGGTCGCCGGCAAGAGAGCCGGCCTCGCCGGAGAAAGGAGCGGACTGTTCCATGAGGCCGTCCGAATCATTAGAGAACTACGAGAGCTCACAGATGGAACTCTTCCCCGATGGGTTATCTGGGAGAACGTCGTCGGAGCCCTCAACTCCAACGGCGGCGCGGACTTCGGCGCCGTCCTCGACGCGATGGCTGACCTCGGGGCGGTGTTCTCCGAGTGGGCTGTCCTGGATGCTCAGAACTTCGGAGTCGCCCAACGCCGGCGCCGTGTCTTTCTCGTCTCTTGCCTCGATCCTGATGCCGCTCGAGGATGTCCCGACCCGTTACTTCCTGTCCGCGAAGGCGGCCCGCGGGATCTTGTCCCGCTCAGAGCGGCGTGGAAAGAGTCTGCCACCCGCTCTCGACGAGGCGCTTCGGACGGTCGCGTCGTCGTCATGCGACAGCGAGAAGGCAAACCGGGAGGAGGGAAAGGACCTCTCCTCTCCGAGGAATCCCTGACACTCGCGACGGCGAACGACCAAACCATTTTCCAACCGGTCAACTTTGACGAATACAACGCCACGGTCCTCGTCCCGTACACCGACCTCGTGGAAACCCTCACGAGCGCCGACCGTCACGCGGTGGCTACTGTCGGCGAATGGTGGAACGGCGACGACATCGCCGACACCGTCACCACTACCTCAAACGAGCAACGGATGCCCGACAAGAATCGCCTCCAAGCGGTCGTGACCCCGTATGCCGTGCGCCGGCTCCTCCCGATCGAGTGTGAACGCCTCATGGGCTGGCCCGACGACTGGACCAGGTGGGACGCCGACGGGAAAGAACAGGCCGACTCCCACCGCTACAAACAATGCGGTAACGGGGTCGCCTCCCCGGTCGCCGAATGGGTCGGCCGGCACATCTTCGCCGCCGACGCCATAGGGAGAGCCCGATGACCGAAATCCGCTCGGAGGACTACTTCGCAATCATCCCCGAATGGCTCCTCCACGCCGACATCTCCGGGAACGCCGTCCGGCTCTACGGCATCCTCAACCGGTACGCGAACAGTCGAGGCGAGGCATGGCCCTCCCGAAAGACGATCGCGGCCGCCATGAAATGCTCCACCGCGACCGTGGACCGTGCCCGCGACGAGCTCGTCGAGGTCG